CGATGGCCTTGCTCGTTCTCAAACTTAATTAGATATTCGCCATTCATCAATGGCAAAACGATAGAGGTAGTCCTTGCCTCTACCTTTCGCAGCAAAGTGCTGTTTTGCCAGCTGCCAGAGCCATCTGTCTTTGATGAGTGCTTAATCATTGCGACAAAGCCCTCGACTTTTTGACCGGTGGGAGGCACTTCCCAGCGGAGCGTGACTTGATCTACGCCAATAGCCTCAATATCAACATCTTCAGGGTCTGGAGGCAGGATGACAGTTTCCCTGTCATTGGCGTCAACACTAATGTCACCCCTAGGCATTGCTTTCTGCACTGACACAAAGCCTGATTTTTCATTGCCAGGAGAAAGGCCAACCGCTTGCACTTGTGCAATCAAAAGCTTGCTTGGTTGCAGCTTGACGTTGACTTCGATTGAGTTGTCAGTAGTAGTCTCAATCCTGTAGTTGCCTGCCTCTCCAATCTTGTAACGCACTTCATACTTGAGGACAGAAGTTGTTTCGCCCCTGTCCCACGAAATTATCGCTTTATTTGTTGTGTTCCTGCCATCATCAACCTGTAAGAAGGTGATTTTTACATTTGTCGGCTTGGCTGGCTTGCCCAGAATGGTCCTGACATCTTCAAAGTCCAAAGAGGAGTCAGCTGCGTCGACGACGCTATAAATGCTGTCTACATGCCTTACGCCAGTAACTGCGTAGACACCGCCTTCACCTTCTGCGACAGAAAGGCAGCGATACTTTCGTAATACATTTGAGTCATTCTTTATCGCGTACAAAGCATCATCAGGTGGGACCTGAGTGAAGTTCGAGGCCAGCGTCACTCTGTTACCGCTAAAGCTGGCAATATCCTTTGTCTCAATAGTGCCATCTTTCATCACAACAGACAGCTTGTCGTTTGAGCCAGCAGGGTCGGTTACTGTTTGATCTAAATCAACAAAATTCAGTCGTGCGCCTGCAATTCGGCCAGCCAAGCGAGTGCCCATGCGCATCTCGTCTGACACTTCAAATACTTGGCCAGGCAATACATTGAGACCTTCTAGGCCGACAGAGAATGTGACAGTCTCCTCGTGCAGTTTCTCTGAACCCATAATCCACTTGCCCATACGTTGGGCCTGGTATTTAGATGTGCAGCCAAAAGCAACAACGCTTTTCTCTTGCACGCCATACCTGTCGATTAGTTCCCTGTCCTCAATGATTACAAAATTTGGCTTATAAAAATCATCAGGGTCGTTATATCTGACGCGAACTCGCGTGCTGCGAGTCTTCAGTGACGAACCGCTATAGACAAAGCTTCCGTCTACAACGTTCGAGTTGCTAAATACATGAATTACGTTTGCGGCTGTGCCACCATGATCGGCTGCAATCTGTACATTATCGGCCTTCCAGAAGAGCATGCCTCGGAAGACACTAGCCATGTCCTGCAGGACGCTGTAGGCCTCTGCTTGACTGCCTATGACGGTGTTAATGGCAAATCTAGGCTCAAAGCCATCTTCCGTTTCGACCAGCTCGTTGCAGTACTTAGACAGCTCAATCAAGTCGACCCAATTCAGATTCGACTCATCAATAAAATCTCCCGCACCATAACGGCTGTTAGTCAACAAGTCATAGAAACAGCAGATAGGGCAGGTCGTCCATTTCTCGTTAGTTTTTAAACTGCCATCGAAAGGAAGATCGTCCTTAAAATCTAAGCTGCCAAAAGCTCTTGAGTCACGCTTTGCATCGTAAGAATTATTATTCGGACCTTTGTCCCAATTATCGATATTCGACTCAGAACGGACAAAAGCATTAGAGGGGATTTTGACCTTTTTCCCTTTGACCTCGTAGGACCTAGATGGCAGAGTGCCATACTCTTCCGTGTCAATGCCCAGATAAACTAATGCTGTGTTTGGGTATGTAGTTTTGATTCTTGTACCAACAATGATGCTCGACCAAACAAGCTGGTTCGCCCGATTGTTTGCTAGCGGCCTGTCTTGAGACTCCTCCTCAATGTCAGTAAATTTAATTTCAAAAGCTTCCTCTTTGTCTTCCTCCGTTTTCCCAAAATCAAGCTTTTCTACTTTGATTTTATAAGAACCACTTTTCCTCCCTTTGGCGTCTGCAAGGTCAATCTCAGATGTTCTAAACTGATACGGCGATGTTGATATGCCCTTAATGATATTCTTTTTGGCAAGAGCGTTGTCCTGATCTAAGACAGAAATAGATATTTTCTCGAAATTGCCGTCGCCTCTGTCAATGGAAACTCGAAATTTAATTTGGGCTGCAAACAGTTCCCCACGAGCCAAGCCTTCAGTCGCGCTACAAAAAAGCTTAGGCACCGTGAAAACAAGGCTTACGAAGTCAGCCTCAGAGTCTCTAACTTGTCTTACAAGTTCGCCTGAACCGTAATCACGGCTCGTGACTCGATTGTCTTCACTTACGGTCTCTTCGTAATTCTTGCCAATCTCTTCTCCTACATTCTCGATAACTGTTTGAGCATTGGCCAGCGAAGCTTCTTTGAAAAGAGGCTGGTCTTGAGCGCCCTTTCTATGAGCAACGCTGACGAGAGGCAGCTCTTTCCCCTCTCTGACAACCTGCCTTTCGGTCAATGCTGTTTCATTTAAAAACACACCTTCTCTCCTGTCAGTCAAGCCCCCAATGGGCCCTTCGCAGATTGCGTCGATCAGTTTGATTCTGGTCTTAGAGTTGAGGGCCATTAGGTTTTAATCTCCTTGAGGATTTTGTAGCCATAGCTTTGAACTTCAAAAGTCGTATCGTTATGCACTGCTGCATCTATGATCTCAACGGTAACATCCATTCCGTCGCCACCTCTGTTGCTAGCCTTAGGCAGCTCTAGTCGATGACCATAAGTGAAATTTTGACTTTTCTCGACCAAGCCTTGAAGAGTAACCCTTGCAGACGCGATCACAACGTCAGGACCACCTCTGGTAATCGCAACGTTGATTTCATATGTAATAAATCCATCAATTTTCGTCGTGTCATCGCGCCCGACGAAGTCGAACAGTCCATTTCTAACGCGAAAAATTACGTCAAGAACTTTTCTTTTGTCTGAGTCCTCCTTATACGGCAAGTTGGATCGCCCACTGCCTCCAACATTCGTTGTATAGCTGGCACCCGACTCAAGCTGCTCGGCGTAAGCTTGTTCCGGGCCAAAAACATTTTCAATTTTATGTCTAGGGAATCGAACACCTTGCTGGCCTGTCATACCAGCAGAGCTGTTTACGACAAAATCTTTTGGAGTGTGGCCCAGTCTTGATATAAGGCCTCCACACTTTTTGCCTTTTGTGCTCAGAAACTCTCCATTCACCGTGAGTGTCTTAAGGCTTGGTGTTTGTATCGCTGTTTTTTGCGGATCGGATTCATCAGTAATGTCTAGGTCAATCGCGACAAGATGACTGCCTGTAATCACTTTCCCGTAGATGACAGGCAATGTCGCTCCAGTGCCAACGCTATTAGCTGGTCCTGAAAAAGCGTAAGACTGAGTCCCAGAAGCACCTCGGCTCACACCGTCAGGGCCAGTGCCTCGAACATTTGTGCCTTCGCCTTTAATGCGATTAGCGTTTGCGTTAGCCAATGTTGGCTGTGGTGAAATTAAATTCGCTGTGCCACCGAGAATCAATGCAATACCAAGATTGCCTCCTAATGCGGTAAGGGAGGCTCCAAGAGTTGCGGTTGCACCTGCGGCAGCGCCAGCGGCAGCGCCAGCACCAAACCCCGCAGCTCCGCCCAATCCGAATCCGACAGCAGGATTCGCAATAGCCAATGCAACCAGACCAACCCCAAGCAAAATCTGTGCCGTGCTGCCACCACTTCCTGCACCAGCGATCACAGGCACCACAAGCAATGGCTTGCTGCCAAACGGGAGCTGCAGCTCGTCATACCCCATCGCCGCTCCACCTTGGATTACCTTGTATCCAACGCCGTTATGGTGCGCCTGCACCATCTCTTCTCTCAAACTTGGATAGTTAATGCACAGCAGCTTGATTGCATCTGCTGGCGTCTGCAAGTTGTAATACTCGTGGTGCTTGCCGTACTTTTCGCCCAGCTCACCCGCCAACAGAACCAACTGCATGGCGAAAGACTGCCGCAACGCTCTGCCTATAGTAACGGCCTAATGGCTCTAAGGCACTTACGCTGTTCATTCGCTGGTGCAGAATCTTGTCGCCGCCTACATAGATTGCAGCGTGCATAGGCGTCTTGGTGCCTAGACGCATAATGATCACATCATGAGGCATGCGTTCATCGAACGACACCTCATCGAATCCGGCCGCTCTCGCATACTTCAAAAACAAACTGTCACTGCGCTCTAGCGAATCAGGTCGCGGAAAGTCAGGCACTTCAATGCCAAGCAGCTTGTAGTAATCACGCAGCAAAGAAAAACAGTCATTCTTGCCGTAATCCCACTGCAGTCCGACTAGGGATCGATAGTCAACCATTCTTTGCGCGGCACAGAATATACGAACCAGGGCAATCCGGTTTGGGTGCAAGCTTTACGGTCCGCTTCACTAACAGGAGTACCCTCTGGGTGCGAGTGGACGACACCCTCGATGTCTCCAAAGTACATAGCACGCGCATAGTCAGCAGGCTCTAGGACGAAATTTGACCTTGGATCATCTGCGATGTTGCGGCACGGAAAATACATGCCATTAACAATCAGTCCACAGGACTCTTCAGGCGCTCGCCTGCAAGCGTGCCTTTCGGCCTCAAGCTTGAAGTCTTGCCCCAACGAAGCCCCCAAATGGAAGGTTGTCTTGCGTACCAAATCTTAGCTGGCAACTTGAGACCCTTTTGCCACATACGTCAGCAGCTTTACGTTGCTCAAGAGTACCGCTTGTAATTGGTTGGTTAGTCACTGTGAAGCACCTATCGCCTGTGTAGCCGCATTCAACGCCCCGATATTTCCAAGGGCAGAACTCCTCGACAGTGCGGCGCGGCAGCGCAAGATTTGTTAGATCAATCTTTGGGGCAAGCTCAAACTCTACAAACTGCTGATTCTCAGACGACACCCTGTCGATATACCACGTCTCAACAATCTTGGCGTCAGGGTCAGCCGTGTCATTGAAACTTTGCTCTATCAGGGTGTCTCCGCCTTGCGTAGTTAATAAATCAGTTACGTCTGCCTCGCTGGTGAGGGAGGGGCTCTGATCGAAGTTCGCAGTGTCAATAAACTTCGCAAAAGTCCTGATGCGCCTGACCTTTGCCGCCAAAACGTTGTAAGCCAGCATCAATGCTGTAATCGCATTGTTTGCGTTAGCAACTCGTAAGGTAGGTCGTGGCAAAACGCCTTTGGAGGAAAACTCAAAGCCATCGACCTCAACAGGCACTGCAGGGTAAGTAAAGCCCCCAAACTTTATGTCCTCGGTCAATCCGTTTTTCCCAGCGTGATACCTCAACACGTCGTTAACGTTGTTAACCTCTTGCGTCAGTTCAACCTCAAACAAATCAATTACTGCAGTCGGCGCAAGCCGCAACAGCTCTTCTGCTAACGGCTCAAACGATTCCCACTTAACAGTACCATCGTTGAGTTCAGTGGCAATTTTGAAGGGAAACGCAGGCTCCTCGTTGGGGAAGTCGGCATAAAGACTTGCTTCACCTGAAACGCCAGCCGCAGTGCATTTGAAGGCAAGGGTGTTTGCTTTGGCTGGGTTAGCTCTTACTACATCACCAACCTGATATGCCCTGTTGGCTGACCAAGCGTGTAGCGAATACGGATAAGCCATTAGGTCTCAAACACTTGCTCGAAGGTAGCTGAGATATTGAACAGATTGGAATATGGCATTGTCTTTGTCCACTCTTTGCAAATCCACTTATAGGTAGTGCTTTCGTCTGGTGGGCTCCAGTTGAAAGATTCAACACCTCCGCGTGCTTCTAGAAAATCCTCAATAGTATTTGCGTCAGTGGCTGTTCTGTTCTCCCACTGCAACGTCCATACCTTTGGATCTTGGTTTATGCCAAACGTTGCCCGCTGGCTATAGCCCGATCCAAACTGCACCTGCCGCACACGAGGTGCTGCCTTTTTACTCGCTCCATAGTCAGCGTCGATGCTTGGAAAAGTAGCCATCAGCTAAGCAAGCCTCCAGGACGCTTTTGACGCACGATCTCAGCCTGCACAGCTGCACCGATCGCAGAACCTAATGCCTTTGCGTTTGGCTGGTCACCTTGCACTCTGGAACCAGAAGCATCGACGTTCACAACCACGTTACCAACGCCGCCAGAAGCCTCAACACCTAACTTGCCATCCCGCCCACGACGCAATGGCATGATCGCTTCAGGCCCAGCCTCACCCATTAAGCCAGCACCATTTGCCATCGGGAACAGCGTCGGCTTGTTAACGATGCCGCCCATCGCATAAGGCACGATTTTGTTTTTGGCAAAGACTCCGCCTTTCGCATAGTTTTGGTTGCCAGGCCATCCAGCTTTAATGGCAGCAGACTGCGATTCGCCGCCACCACCGCCTCCGCCTAGGCCAAGGAAGTTGCCAATACCAGGAATAAGCGACAGGCCCTTAAACAGTGCAGCCCTTGCAAAGATGCGAGACAGGTCTTGCAGGATAGATCTTGTCAAATCAGCAAAACTTGCCTTGCCGGTTGCGACGAAGTCGGCAAACGCATCGCCAAATTGCTGTACTGCTTGAACGCCTCTTTCAGCTAAGGCTTGGTTTAAGTTCATAGCCTCCTCGAATATCTTTCTGACTCCATCCCTGAATTTGCCCAGAGGTGTTGCGGCCTCCTCAAGCTTTTTCTTAATCTTGTCGTACAGCTCTGGTTGCAGCTCTAGCAAGTCTTGGATGCCTTGCAGTTGTTGCTTTTGATCGAACTGCTCCTGTGTAATCTCTCCAGCCATCAAGCGGCCACGAAGAATCAATTCCTCTTCCTTTTGCTTGGCCTGCAAATTCTTTTCCGCCTGCCTTTCAATCTGTTGATCAAGCCGAAGGTTTTGGGCAGTAAAAGTGGCCTTTGCCTTGTTGATGGCTAGGGTCTCTTTGTTTGGCTCTAGTCCGCCTGCAGCAGCGTTCGCCGCTTTTGCTGCAGCAATTGCAGTATCACGTTGGGCGACAAATTGTGCTCTTTTTAGCTCAACACTCTCTTTGTCCAAGGCTGCAATCTTTTGCCTAGCGTTTAATTCCGCAAGAGCTTTTGCTAACTGTTCGTCGCTAATGTCTTTGATTCCGCTGCCGGCCCCAGCACCGTCCGGCGTTATCGGCTTGTATTTAAATTCTTCGCCTGGCTCCTTTTTCTCTCTAACACGAGTGATACTTGCAAGCTGCCCTTCCAGTCTTTTGAGTTCTCTTTCTGCAGCTTGTCTTCTCCTGTTTCTTGCTTGGCTACCCTGGCCTGTAGCGCTACCTTGATTTGCAGAGATAATTCTTTGTTGCTCGGC